TCATCAAAATGAACGTATTAATAACCGCATTGGTGAACACGTTCGCGTCCACTTCCGTGTAATTACGTATGTCTGTAACTAATTCGTTGTAGGTCATGATACCGTTCCTATTGCGCTCGAGGCAGAAATTGAACCAACGGTTACAATTACCGAGTTTCCTGTTGCTTGAACAGGGTTGACAGAGCTCGTTGCCCCGACTCCTGAAACTGCAACAGCGGACGTAGTAACAACCAGTACGGTTCCCACTTTGCCCAGCCCATAAACGCTTGTTTGTCCTGGGTAGGGCTGCATGTTATTGGTGTTATTGGCGCTCCCAACACTTTGAAAGTATGTATAGCCTGGTTGGCCCACATACACGTCCACTGGCTCAACGCGATCAGGGCGGGGCTCCAGAAGCGCAATAGCGTCTCCTCTGTACTTAAGAGGCTCGAGCTGGGGTTCTTTTGGCTCGTAGTCGTCTGGGCAGACTTTAAACCCTCGCCAGTTTTTGCGAAGTACGTTATAGGGATAACGTTGCCCACAGTAATCGCATAATCCGAAGGAGAATTTGCCGCTTGCATAGGCCACATTACACCCCTAGATCTGGAATAAACGACACGCTGGCCGTATCTCTGTCCTCCAGCGCCGCTCGTGTAAAGTCCTCTTCGTAAATTTGTTTCAATGCTGATGTGCGCTCAGGTGCAAACTTTAAAGACAGCATAAACGCCAGGCCAGAGGCTAAACAAGGCAAGAACCGGAAGTTTACGTCGCCGGTGTTCGTGTACACGCCTGCGTCTTGAATCCGACGAATACGGTAGTACACAAACGAGTACGCCGAATTAGGCCTTGGGTATAGAAACACCTTAAACACGTTTGCTCTTTGCACATAGTACTGTGCAGGACGAGCACCTGTCTGTTTATCAGGAAGATTCAAATACTCTTCCCGGCTGATTCGATCGATCGAAATATCAACCGACGGGCTTTGCGTATTGTCTCGGATAACCGCAGACAATACGTTGACAGTGTCTGCGGCCAGCGTAATTTCTGCTGTGCCTGTCAATGGGAAAACGGCTTCCTCAATTGTCCAAAGGTTTAGGCCTCTATTTGCCCAATCCAAAAACAAAAGATTAAGCGAGCGACGACCCGTTGTGAGCTGATAACCAGTGGTCATCCGCATGCCACAACGCTCAAAAGCCTCCTCGATCAGGTCATCGATCTGGAGGTCAAATGTGGTCGTTCCCGACGTTGCCATTAGCTACAAGCACTCCCGCCCATTTTGTAGCCCTTCATCATACCGCCACCCATCATTTTCTTAGGCTTTTTGCCCATGGCCATCATTTTATGAGGCTTAACGGCACCGCCGTCTTTCATCATAACAGGCCCAGTTTTTTTGCTGGTCTCAGAGATCATACGATTCTTAGGACCGCTCTCAACTGCACCGCCACCACGAGTAGCACAACCCATTCCACGTCCAGCCATGATTATTTCCCCTTCTTCATTGCGCGGCCTTTTACGTCCGCAGTTTTACGTTTAACGGCACGGCCCATCGTATCGGCCATACCACCCTTTTTCATCTTGCCAACTCCATCGGCAGCAAATGCTGGAACCTTTTTACCACCTTTAGTAACCATCTTTAATTTGTTCATCATTCCGCCTTTTTTGGCTTCAATGGCCATACCCGCCATGTTGTCCTTGCGAGAAGTAGAAGACGCTCCCTTTTTTGCTTCTTCCACTTCTTTAAAAACACCTTTTTCAGCTAATTTTTTAATTAGGCTACCCATTCCCATGATTACTTCCTTCCTTTCTTTGCCGTTTTGGCAGACTGAATAAAAGCCTTAGCCGTTGGGGCTCCTTTGGTACCTGGCTTACGCATCTTTTCGCCAGAACCGGCGGCGATGCGTTTTTTCTTAGCGTTGATATTGGCATAAAGGCCAGGTTTAGCAGCCATGTTTATTTACCCCTTTTGCATAAGGAGATCAATTTTTGCTTCAAGCTTGTTAAAGCGCTGGTCAATGTGTTCAACAAACTTGTCCATTTCTGCTTGAGTGACGTTATCACGGGCCACCTCTTCTCTGGTTCGGTTAATCAAAATGCTAAGGCGCTGTAATTCCGATATTTTCTCATGACCTATGTAGGCCAAAACACCTATCAGAGCCGTTAGCAACGTATTCCAAAGCATAATTTCCATTAGCATTTCCACCGTTTCCTAGCCTGCCGAATGCGGCTGTTAGGATCTTTCGCTGCCTCTGGAAACTTTTTCATCTGCCCCAAAGAGCGTGCGCAATACGACTTACGCCGTGATGCGCGCTTACCTGTAGGATTATCTTCGGTAACTGCGGTCTGTAACTTGCTGCCAGGGTTGGCCTTGCGATAAGCCGCAACGCCTTTTTTGGTCATGCCTGCCCCAGCCTTTGTCGGGCGAAAGTTTCCCGACTTGACTGAAGTCTTGATGCCCATACCCTTGGAGGCCATTAGACTGCTGCCCCGCCGTAAAAGAATAACGTGATGCTAAGTACGTTTGCGTCGGCAAAATCAATAAAAACACCCTCATCAAACAAAACTCCCATATCTGGGAAAATAATGTCGTAGGCGCCTGCGGCACCTGGTGTTTTAATGTCTACAAGCGTTGTTCCAGCGCTTGTCGTTCCATTTTTTAACTGAAAAGACGATGCAGTACCGGCGCAAGTGTAGTAAATAGCAGCTACACGAGTTCGGCCAGATATTGCGTCATCGTCTGCGGTCTTTGTGACCGCACTTAGATTACTGTAGCTCATTTGTGTTCTCCGTGTCCGGTGCGTCTAACCTATTAATTAACATCTTGTAGGCTGTGATTGTGGCCTGGACTTGAATCAAAAAGGTTTGAGCCTTATGTGCTTCTTGTTCCAGGTCACTAATCTCAACTTCCAAGAATTCCTTGGTTATTTGCATCAGGGCGTGAAGGTAGCGTATGCGGGAACGTAGTACGGTGTTCCAGCAACCATAACCTTAAGCACCTTGGACGGGGAAGCAGCTACAGCACTTGCTGAAGGAGCAACCGTAGCAGCTGGGCCAGTTTCAATGTTCATCAAGTTCTGAACTTCGCCGGTCTGTGACCCGCTGTCAGAAACACGAATAAACGAAGAAGTAGAACCTAGCGTGACGTTAACACCATAGTCGGTATCCAACTGAAGGACAGCCAATGTGCCGCCAGGAGTCGTTGCCGAACCACCAAGCGTTGCACGCAGTGCGTTTGCAGCGCCAGAGATTGTGCCGGTCGTGTTAATCGAAGTAGAAATGTGTGCACCGTTGATCGTGCCAGCAGCAGCTGCGCCAGCGCCTGTCACAACCGAGAAAGCACGCAGCGTCTCACCCGAGCCAGTCGAAGTGAAAGCCAAACGGTTGTAAGAAAGACGGGTATCACCAGTCGTGGCAGAAGTCGTGCCGTAGAAACTGGAAATGTTGCCTGAAGTAGTTACGGAAATAGGGTCAGTAGAAGTGCCGCCGATAAAGCCATTGTTGGACGCTACTGGTCCCGAAAAAGTGGTCTGAGCCATTGAGTTTACCTCTCATGCGAGTTAGGTGCGGCTGTCTGCATGACGTCTAGCCGGGACTAGTCAGACGCACCGGGGACCCCGGAATAGTATCTTTTTACTCTTAAATATTGCCTATGTCAAGCAAAAACCCCGGTCTTTTGGACCGGGGTTTCTTTACTTCTTTTGGCTTATCAGGGAGTACCTGGTGAACCAAAGAGACCACGTGGATCCGAGAATCCAAAGCTGTAACGCTCACGGGCCTTGTAACGGACGTTGCCGGTGTCGAAGTCGCCTTCAAAACCAGTCTTCATCGAAACACGCTCAAACATCTTCATTCCGTTAGGAGCGTCGGTCTTGATGAAGAACGCATCCGGATCGGTCAGATAATGGTTAACCGTGTAACCCTGGGGAACCATGCCCATGTTGTTGATGGCATTGATGTCGTTGTCTGCAGTACCAACACGCAGAGTGGACTTCAGGATGCGATCAGCCGTAAACATGAGTTCCTTGGGGATGATCAACTTCAGGCCTTGAACAGCGATCTTCAAGCCGCGCTCGTCTGTGAACGCAGCGATGTCGATCAATGCCTGCTCAAGAGACGTCTCCGACAGGTCGGCCGGGGTGGAGAGCTCATTGCGGAGATCCGGTCCGGACAAAGTCGGGTGGTCAGTTGCGCAGAGTGGCTTGCCGTCACCGCCTATGGAGGTGGTGAAAGCGCCGTTCAGAACGGAAGCGGCCTTGATCTGCTTGGTTTGAGCCATGGAACGAGCCAGGGCACGGGTATAACGAGCAGCAAGACGGTCGTACAGGTTGTCTTCCACTGCCTCTTCGGTCAGGGAGAAAGCCAGTGCGATGGTCTCGTGTGTATACCGAGCCGTGTAGACTTCCTGCGCGGTGTCGTACTGCACGCCAGCGCCTTCAGCCTTCACAGGTGCCGAGTCAAAGCCAGATTCCATTACTTCCTCTTCAAACGCGCGGTCTGAAGATTCGACGCTGTAAACCTGAGCATGCTCATTCTCGTAGTTCTTGTATTCCAGACCAAACAAGGCGTTTAATCCGGGCTCGAGTTCTTTAACTAGTTGTGCACGTGTAATTGCCATGATTAAACTCCTGCAGTGCCCGTGCCACCCTTGTAGAGGTGGTTATTGGGGATAACGATCAGGTTAGCGTAGGCCGAAAGAACATCGTCCTCACCAGAAACGGTGGATACGCCAACAACTTTCCAAGGATAGCTCGAGTTAGAAGCAGCTGGGACGCCAACTTGCTGACCGGATTGGCCAGTTGTAGCGCTACCAGCGGTGCTTGTTACCAAGTCAGCGTTGCGTCCAACACAGGTTACTGCTGCAATGCCGGAGCACTGAACCAGGAATTCTGCGTTAGGATCATCGTTAACCGAGGCAACAATACCATCCTGAGCAACCGAACCAGGGTAGTAGTTTTTCCAAGTGGGTTTGCCAGTCGTGGGATCCACGTAGAAGCAGCCCTGGAAAACACCAACAACGGGGTTACCAGCTGTAGCAATTGCTAAATATCCTCCAGACAGCGTTACAGCGTCGCCTTGATAGATGGCGGTTCCGTAAGCGTTGGAAATCTTGTACTGCGTTAGGCCTTCGTTGTCGTAGTTGCTGCCAACTTTACCGACGGGACGAAAACCAAAGGCTTTATTTGTGTTAGCCATTTCAGTTTTCCTTAAATTTATTCGTCAGACTTGGGTCCGCCGAATGTCGTTTTTGATCGTCGATCTGGGCTATTAATCCGCATCGTCCCGTGGGCGTTGCTTTTTAACAACTCATTATCGACAGCCTTTAATTGGTCCGTTGTTCTGTCCCGGTAATATGCACGTCGCTCTTCTGCCGTCTCTTCAGGAATTCTTGCAAGCAACAAGCTTCCCACACCGATTACTCCGGTGTGTCGGCCGTCATCTACCGAGGTAGAGTGGAACTCAGGGTACTCATCTGCGCGGACGAGTTCATAACCCTCACGAAGTTTTGCCGACACATTGCTGCGGTCGTCAAACCCGTTTGCTTCCTTTCTAATCCAACGGTGCCTGAAGCCTGGAGGCGCAGGAGGCGCATCCAACTTTGAAGGAGGAGCCCAAGGTTTACGGCGCGCAGTGTTAGCACGTGTTTCAGTCGTGCGTGAGCTGCGATTTAATTTAGGTACTTCAACTTGGTCAACCATGTCTTACTCCTTCACGTATTTGGCATATTCCTCTAGAGGAACACCCAGTTTTTTAGCGATCGCAACCTGGCTCGGTGTGAGCTTAATGGTGCGGCGTGCATTGTTTACCCCGGATGACCGGGATGCAGGCGCAACAGTTTGCACGGGTCTGTTGGCTCTGATAGTTTGTGTCGCAGGCTCTTTATTACCACTAATCCCGTTAGGAAACAAGTCTTTCATGCGACGATCCAGCTCTTCATAATACTCCTCTGAGCGCGGATTGAAGTTTTCTCTGGTTACAAGCTGCAAATGAATGCCTTTTACAGCGTTTGTCATGACCACGTCCTCGCCAAACCAAGGGTTCTCCTCGGCCCACTGCTCGGCCCGCTCGTCAACGACCGGCTGGGCTGGCTGTTGATATACGGGCTGCTGGTAGACAGGCTGTTGCACTGGTTTAGCTGGCTGGCGGCTTTCCTGGTCCTGACGAATCCGCTGCTGCTCAAACAAAATCTGCGTCAAACGCTCCTGTGCCTCGGTTTCGGTGTCAATGTCACCTTCTTCTCTGGCTTTTTTGATGATTTGCTTTAGGGCCAGAGCCTGAGTCTCAACACGGGTCTTGGCTTCGCCTAAGCGCTGGCTGTCCGTCTCTTGGAAACGGTGCTGCAGATGCTGGGCATGGGCCTGAACCTGCTTTGCATAGTCCAAGGCCGCCTGCTCACGGCGTTGAGCTTCACGAAGCTTCGCCGTCATCTTGTCGATGCGCTTTTTGACCTTGTCGCTGTAATCGGCAAGCTCTTCTTCAGGCTTAGCCTCTTGCTGCGGTGCAGCAGCCTCGGTTTCTACGGCAGGGGGTGGTGTTTCGTCGGCAATCTTAGCCTCCAGCCCGTTGTCGCCCTCGGTGAGCTCAACCGTTGCCGGTTCCTCATCCTCTCCAATCTTAAATTCCAACTGTTCCTGACTCATACCGCCTCCTTACATGTGAAGAATGTCTTCGGGTTTGTTGACCACGCCAATAATCTCGTCGTCGTTCAGAATGCGGATCTCTCCGCCGTCGATCTGAATCCTGGAACCCGCATAACGGCCGAAGATGATCCAATCACCTTCCTGGCACCACGGGCCGGTGGGAAACTTCTCCTGATCTGCATAGGCAAGGTCGCCCATACGCAGTACATAGCCACAGGTCGTAGCCAACTGCGTCTTTTTCTGGGTCTCCTCGGCTAGGACGATTCCGCCCTTTGTCTTTTCCGCACCACGGTAAGGTAGGATTGCTATACGCCAGCCGGTTGGCTTGGGTATGCGGTCGATGACTGTCTCCGCGACTTTGTCCGGATCAAAATTACCCTCGGCGTCATAGGCGTCGTCAAGGGTCGCCCCTTTTTCTTCCGCCTCTTTCTGCCATTTTTCTTCAAGCGCTGTTAATGCCATGTGGCCTCCTGGTGGTTAAAAATTGTCTTTTTGGGCGCGGTCCAGGATTCCCTTGACAACGTCCTCACAGAGTCTTATGCCTTCCAGGCGGCCCATCATGAACCGGTAACGCTCCATGTCGGAGATCGTCCCGGCCAACACTATGGCCTCAGAGTCATGCTGCAGTTTTCTAATTTCTTTTAATACGGCTTCTGCAAATTCAAGCATGGTTTAATATTCCATGGAGTAGCAGACGGTTTTGGCCACCGTCTGAAAGGCACTAAATTCTTAACAAATTCTGGTTTTCTTGGAACGGATTACTTTGCCCTGCCCTTTAGAAGTCACTAGACCGCCCTTGGCGTACGTTCCAACGCCTGGGTTACCCTCTTCAGCCTCGTAAGCACGAGCCTCTGCAGGGACCGATTCCATCATCTTACGGCCCTCTTTGGTAGTGTCACGAGCGGCCTTGGCAGAGGTTGTCGAAAGCTTTGACAAGAAGTCCTTCTCACCTTCCATGCCTTGGACGGTCTTCTCGCGCGCCTTTTGAATGGTCGCACGCTCTTTTGCTGTTGGCTTACGGTACATGGGCATGTCTAACTCCTAGTAAATTTTAGTTTTCTTCTTGGCGTCCTTACGCAGGACCTCCATGAACGGACCTTGAACACTGCCCCCTGACTTCATCTTGCGACTTTTACCGGCCGTTGAGTAGGCAATCGCTGCCGCTTGCTTTACAGCGGCTTCCTTGCTCTTGGGCTTGCTGGTGCCGATCTTACCGGATTTTTTGAAAGTGCGTACTAGCTCTCCAATGTTACCCGAGATTGTTTTTTGGCTGGAGCCTTTCTTAAGCGGCATTTGGTTTCCTTTCGTTGGTCCGGCGAGCAGCCTGCTGGCTCATCTGTGCAACCCGCTCACGCGCGATGTTGGCGCGAAGCTGGGCAATGTTTTCCTGCGAGTTTACCCTAGCCTGGTTGGCTTGTGCAGTCTGTGCGGCCTTCATCGAATCCAACTGCAGGCGCTGTTCCGCGATCGCGTTGTCACGCTTGTTGTCCTCGTCGCGGATCTTTAGTTCCTCGGCCTTGAGCGCTACCACCGGATCAGGGCCCTCGCCACCAGACAACTGGCTCTGGAGCGCACGAACCTCTTGCATGTACTGCGCTACCTTGATTGCAACCATGCCTTCCTTCTGAATGGCCGAGACCATGCGGTCAGGATCCTTGCCGTACTGCATAAAGAGCTCCGCCTCGACGTCCTCTTCGGCCTTGATCCGTACGTGCTGCAAGACATGCTTCTGTAGCTCCATCGCGGCCATTGGCTGGGCCTGCACCATTGGGGATAACCCCATCATCAGGTGGCTTGCAATGTGCGCGTCGTGCTGCTGGCCAGCAAACGCCTTCAAAGTCATCCCGTCCAGGATGTCGGCGTTCTCCGTTGCCGGGTCCTTAGGCATCTGGGTGTTCTGCGGACGCAGGATCCCGTCAATGTCACGCACGTTCAAGGCGGCATACACGCGGTAGTACGCCTCGTACATGTTGTGCATCTGTGGAGCAGTCTGGGCTAGCTGGAGTTGCGTCTGAGCCAACGTAATACGCTGCGCAGTCGAGAAAATATTGGGGTCGGCGACCGGTAGTACCGCAACCAGCTCATTGAAATCCTTTTTCTTGATCGTACGCTTGGCCCCTGGCACGTCGTACGGGTACTCGTCCGGCAAATAGTCTGCAAAGCCCTTGGCGAGTAACTCAAACTCCATCTTCTGCGCATAGTGCATGCGCTTGTGGATGGCCGACATGACATTGGAGCCCTTTTCTAAGAGCGCAATGGTCGTTCCGACGGCTGCCTGCTGGTTACCGTCACCAACTTGCATGTCAGCGATGCTTGCCAGGCGTTTTCCTGCCTCGACAGTGAACCCTAAAAGCTGAAACAGCGTCTGCGATGGCTCTTTGTACGGCAGTGGCATGAGAGACGACTGAAGTTCCGCGCCTCCCGCGTCAATATCGCGCCATTCGCCAGGCTGGATTGGATTATCGTCGTCCGAGATCCGTGCGCCTTTGGCCTTGAAGCCTGCTGGCAGGTTAGCGAGCGTTCCTGCGTCCAAAAGTTGACGCAATGCAGACGTTGCGGTCTTCGATAGGCCACCAATCAAGTGTACAAAGCCCAAACCGTAGGCGCCTAAGCCCTCTACAAGCACATAATGCACAAAATAATTACGCCGGCAGCACTTTTCGTCGCCCTCGACCCAGTTTCTGCGGATTGCCAGCACCTTGCCGCTGGCCTCGTCCACCGTTACCACGTACGGAAGCTTGATTCCTGTGGGTTCTCCGTCCTCGCCCATGTCCTCAAAGCCTGGAATATCCAAATTGACGTGATATTCAAGCAAAAAGATCTCAGACGGGGCTCCGGTCTCCACCACACCGGTCTGTTTGTCAATGGAATACGTGATTTGGCTTGCGTCGGCAGGAGTTTCCTGCGGATTTACGTCCAAGTCCAAGTACTCTCCGGCTACAACACGCTTCCTAAAGTCGTTTTCGTCCATCGCAATACGGTGAGTAATGCGCGGACACTCGCTCATGACGCTTGAGCCGTAGTACGGGATGAATAAATCGTCAGGCAAGACCAGCTTTGACACCATCCGGCCAATCTGATCGTCAAAATAAACCTTCTTAAACGTCGAGCCACCGTATCCGGTGTAGAAAAGCAACTGGTCAAACTCCGGTGTGTACTCCTTCATCACCGTAGTTATCTGGTAGTTCATGAAATCTTGTACGCGGGAAGCCTGTTGGGCCTTGTCCAACGTCTCTTTGCCCAGGATCTGCGTACGTACAGGGCCTCCTGGTGGCATTAGTTCCTTAAATGCCTGGGCCTGGAACTGCACAATGGCCTCGGTCAGCATTGGATGCACCGCACCAGCTGCGCCACGGAAGGGTTTGGTACGCTCCTCGATCCGTAGACCAAGCAACTCTAAGCCCTTGGAGTACATCATCTCCCAGTCTTGGCGACTGGACTTGTCCGCCTCGAATAAAGCAGCAAGGTCCAAGGCAATCCGTTGCCGGTCGTCCTGGTCCACGACCTCGGCCATGTTGGCATAGAAGTCCACGTCCTCGACTTCATCTTCACCGATCTCGACCACGGCGCTGCCGTCTTCTTCCAAGACGACTTCGATGTCCGGCATGTCCTCTTGCTCAATCTCGATCTTGAGCTCGGACTCCGACGGGGCTTCGTTAATTATTTTGTCAATGGGCATAGTCTTTGCCTTTTACTGGATTTATGCTGTTTGGTCAAGTCAGTCCGGATATTTGGTCATGCCGCCGAATAAATCTGCCAAGCGGTTGAACTCAGTCTTGGTGATGTAGGGGTGGCCCCCCTGTTCTGTAACCACATCTACCGCAAAGCCCCGATCCTGAGCATTCTTTAAAAAACCGGGTTTCAGGGCAACTAGGTCCGTATTATTAAGATCCCCAATTCCGGACCACTGCTGTGATTTGATGAAGTCCTGAACAAACGGGATGTATTCTTCATTGGGTTTGGCGTTGCCTTTACCTTTGATTTGAAGAATTCGCGGTGGATTTGGTGGAACCCCAGCTTCAGCAAGAGCCTCCACTATATTCTCTTCCGTTAGTTCATCTATGTCGGGATTTTCTTTGCGCCACTTTCGAATATGCTCACGGTATTGAGCTTTTGTTTGTGCATCAAGCGAAGCAAATTCTTCTCCGCTAATTGGGTAGAGCTGCTCAGGAGGCGCAGTTTCAATCGTCACATGCGGCTCACCCTTCTTGTCACGCAACGAGAAGATGTTCGTCTCGCCCGACCACACGTCATCACAATACCCGCCCACGCAATGGCGCATGGTTGAGCCTTCGTATTTCAAGGCTTTCTCGAGGTCGTTCTTTGCAAGAAAGTCTAAAGCCTGTTGCTGTACAGAAATGTCTCCGTAAGGGCTGAACGTAGTCAGCTTCTTGCCATCAGGTCCGAACAATGCCGGACCTTCGTATGATGACGTCACAGAATATCCAGGAGGCAGCTCCGTGTACTCCGCCGGCTTTAGCTGCTGCCACTTGAGCCTCTTAGGCGTGTCTGGATATTCCTTGATCGTGGTCGCTGAACGCTCTGCATCGGCAAGGCTAGCCGCAACACGTTGTTGCGCACGCCAGTCGTTGATGTTGTTAACGTGTCGAAAAGCCTTCTCAATACCCAGTCCCTGCATGTCCTCGGGCTTAAGCAAGAGATTTGGTGGCAGACCAGAGTTAGGATTTAAGGCGTTGCGTAGCTCGTCAATGGTGTGCGTAAAGATTTCTTTTTCGTTGATCTCAAGAGGGCGAATGCGATAGACAAGATCCTCTTCGCCAAGTTTGGCCAACCACGGGTTATCAGAGAACTTAGACCCCTCCGGGGCCCAAACGTTGCCCGAAGCTTCTCCTTCCTTGACACGCGCATCTATTTCTTTTTTCGTCGTTGGTGCAAAAGGTGCATCGGCTAATTCTTCATAGGACTTGCCAAGGTTGCTCTTGGCTGTTTCAAAAGGAGACATGCCTGCTTTTTCGCGAGCTCTTCCAATGCTTGCATTCACGTGTGTATACGGGCCTAGTTGAATCGGCAGTATGCTCGTGCTTTGAAATGCCTCGTCCACTTTCTCTATCTCGTCGGCCAACGCAGCTTCAGACGCTTCCGTGTTCTTGCCCCTGGCCTTTGCCGTAGCAATGTCATCTTTCATTTTGGCAATGCGCTTTAGCCCTGCCTGGTAGTTTGCCTGGACCTTTTCACTCATTTCGTCGGCAAGCTTACGGATAGGATCGTCCTCTGTTCCCATCTGCTTTTTGACGTAGTTGCCAAACTTGTTCTTGATCCAGTCGTCAAGAGCCGCTTCTTGACCAAGGGTTTTTGCATATGCTGTTTTAAGCTCTGGAAGAGTGCCATACTGCTTTTTTAATTCATTTAAATAATCAGAGGCATACTTATCCCCCTGATACTGCGCTGTTATACGCAAGGGTTTAATCGCCTTCTCCACGTCGCCAGCCAAAAGGTTGCCACCGCCTTTGGGGCGGATGATTCCTCCAAGCCCACCACCGGTCCAGTTCATGATGAACTCCTGCGGGTCACTTTGGAGTTGCTGCGCTACATTGCCAAGCGCACGTTTGTTAAATGCAACAGGGTCGGTTACCGCCTCACGCAAGTTACCGTACACAGTCTTACCCGCCTGCTTTAACAAATCCAATCCCTGGCTCGTGAGACTTGGCCCTTGGTCCGTGGGCAGTGGTGTGCCGACAGTCATCTGCTCTGCAATCTCACCGTACTCA